CAGCGAGGCTTTCCGCGTTGGCAGGGAGGCTGTTCCACTGGTAGACCGAGGCGCCAGCGAGGGTGCCGATCTGGCCGGAGGTCAGGATGCCAGCACCGAGGACGGAGTTACCGATGATGGTGGCGTCGGCGAGAAGGCCGTTAGCGTAGGTCGGGTTCAGGATGAACGCGCGGGGCTCAGCGGCCTTGGCGGCGTCGAGCACGCCCTTGGAGGCGACGACTTCAGCGTAGGTCAGGCCAGCGCCGGTGTTCGTGCCAGAAGCGAAGTTCGCGACGGTGATGAGCGCGCCGATTTCGGCGAGGCACTTTTCAGCGAGGGCGTTGGCGGCGGTCGGAACGAAGGCGTTCGAGAGGAACTGGGCGCCATACATCTTGACGTCGAGGGGCGAGAAGCGGCTCGACACCTTGAAGTGCTTGAGGGTGACGTTGGCGGCGGTGATCGTCGCGTCGTCCTGGGTGAGGTAGCCGCCGGTGGAGAACTCGGTGGCGGTGGAGGTGCCGATCAGCGGAACCTGGACCGTCTTGCCAGCGCCGGATTCGGCAGCGGTGAAGACGGACGAGAAGGCGCGGAGGGCCGGGAGCTTGCCCTTGAGGGAAGCGATGACGCTTTCAGCGAGGATGCTGGGAGCGACTGCGATGGAGTTAGCCATGATGTGTTAGGATAGGGTGAGGGTTGAGGGAAATTAGATGCAGGCCTTGATGATGGCGTGCTTATGAGCGGCGAAGTATTCGTTGCGCTCTTTGGAGCCGACCGCCAGGGACATGAAGGTGGCGAGGTGGTCGACGGCTTCGGCGGTGGGCTTGCCATCCGCAGGGCTGAGTTCGACCGGGGAGACGCCGACGGAGGCCACGATCTTGGCGGCTTCCTTGGAGGCGCTGACCTTGCTGGCTTCGTGCTCGGCGACGAGGGCCTTGAAGGACTCGGACTCCTTGACGGCCACTTCGAGGGCGGCGGTCAGTTCGGCGAGCTTGGCGTCCTTGGACGCGGCTTCGACCTTGAGGCTTTCGAGTTCGGCAGAGACGCCGACCGTCATCTTCTCGACAGTGGTGCGGAGGTCGTCGCGTTCGGCGGTGAGGCCAGAGACGGCGGCGGTGGCGGCGAGCAGCTGTTCTTCGATGGTCATCTTAGATTTGCGGTTAATGGAATTAGAACGAACGCAGGGCGTCGTTGAAAGAGTCGGCCAAGCCTGTGACTAGGCCCTGGGCGGCGGCTTGCTTGCCGGAGAAGACCTGGCCTTCCATGGCCTCGGCCTTCACCATCTTGCGCTTCATGTTCACGGCTTCCTTGAACTCGGCGTGGATCGTGTCGACGCCCTCTTGGAGGTTGCCCAGTTGGCCTTCGTCGAGGGACGTGCCTTCGATGCCCGCGCCCTTGAACTTGCCGGACTTGATGACGACCATCTTGATACCAGCCATCTTGGCGGCTTCGGAGTAGTCAGGGATGGCCATGTAGACGCCGATGGAGCCTACGGTGCTGGAGGGGCTAGCGACGACGCGGTCGGCAGCGGAGCCAATCCAATAGGCGGCGGACGCCATTTCGGAGTCCGTGTAAGCGAGGGTAGGCTTGCCGAAGGAGCGGACCTTGTTGGCGAGTTCCTCGACGCCGGTGACCGTGCCACCAGGGGAGGAGATTTGCAGGGCGACCTTCTCGACATCGGGGCTGGCGGCGAACGCGTCCAGAGCCTCGGAGATTTCGTTAACGTCCACGGCGCCCATCATCTTCTCGAGCGGGGACAGGCCCTTGCCGATCACGCCGACGACCGGGATGATGCCGATGCCATCGACGACGTAGGGCTTGGGAGCCACGCCGAAGAGCTGCGCGAGCATATCAGTGAAGCCGAACTTCTCGGCCAAGACCGCATGGTCTTTCGCCTTGGTCGGGTCGATGAGAAGGGGCTCGCGGCCCGACAGTCCGTTGGTGAGGAAACGCATAAAGTTAGGAGTTGGGTTGGTCTTCGGATTCGGGCTCTTCCTGGTCAGCGGGTTCGTCCTCCATCTGGGGGGACTCGGGGCCTTCCATGACGTCGCCGCTGATCGTGCCGACCGGGGTGTTGGACGGACGGAACAGCAGTTCAAACGGGATGCCGTATTGTTCGGCCAAGTCCTTGATGTGGACCATATCGGACGCGCGTTTGGCCATCTCGGTGCGGAAGTCTAGGCCGCGCTGGGCGTAGAGTTCGGACATGGACAGGAGGCCCATCTCGACGTCGGCCCGGTCATTTGCGGCTTCGCGGCCAGCGTCCACGGTGACGCTCTTCGGGGTCGTCCAAGAGACGCGGTTCCAGTCCGGGTCGTCGGGCAGTTCGCCGGCGGCGATGCCTTGGCCGATGATGTAACCCCACGTCGGGACGCAGAAGTTCTCGATCATGATGGTCTGGTACTTCGAGAAGACGCGGCCAGCCTTGGCGGTGATGAGGCGAACGGTGGCGCCGCCGAGCTTGGAGGAGTCGCCGACGAACTCGTAAGGCAGGACGCCCTGGGAGATGTCGCGCTCGAGAGCCGCGAGGAAGCCGGTGAAGGTGGCGTTGGGGCGGTTGCTCTGGAAGGACGTCATGTCCTCCCCGGGCTCAAGGGCGATGAGTTTGCCGCCCATCGTGTTGGCGAGGTTGGCGTAGGAGCCTGTGCCGGTCGCCCCGAGTTCGTTGGCCATGTCGCCGTCGATGATGCCGCCCGCCTTCTTGATGATGCGGGTCACGTCGCCGTTGTCCTTCACGGCCTGCTTTTCGAGGGCGAGGATTTCCATCTCGTCCTGAATGCTGTTGATGCTGTGCTGGAGCAGGGGGACGCCACGGGCGCCGGACGCATACTCCTGGTCGACCACCATCATCATCGACTGAGCGAGGATCTGGCGAGACGAGCCGTCGGAGCGGTAGATGTTCACGGCGATGTATTCGCCATACGGACCGAACTGGATGCCGTCATGCATACCCTCGGGCACCTTGCCTTCGAGAGGGTCGCCAACGCGGTGGGCTTCCATCAGCTGGAGTTTCGCTTCGCCGGCGCCGTTGCGGACCTTGGCGGCGAAGGAATCACCGTCGCGGATCATGCCGCGGAGAAGGATGGACTGAGCCTGGTAGAACGAGAAGCGGTTCGTGATGTCGATGCGCTTGGCCTTCTCGGCGAAGTAAGCCTCGTAGCGTTCCTGCATCTCAGGGGTCGACGCGTGGCTCTGGGGCTTGATGCCGTCGCCGACGGTGTAGAGGCAGATGTCCGCAAGGATTTGCTTGAACAGCCCGGAGTTACGCTCGGCCCAGCGGCACTTGCGGACCATCGTCAGGCGGTCGTAGGGGGTCAGGTCACGGCGAAGGTCACGCGGTTCGGCGCCGTAGGCCGCACGGCGGGCACGCGTCACGCCGATGCTCTGCCAGTCGCCGTAGGAAGCCTGCGGCTGCGGGGCGGTCGGGGCAGGCGTCACCGGCTTGGGACGCAGGCTGACGGTCTTAATCTTCTTGCGGATGGCCATGGAAATTAGTCCTGACGGTTCTGCCAGTCGGTCGAGATGACCGTGCGGCGCGAGCCGTAAGTCGCCGGGTCGAGGCGGCTCAGGGCAAACATGGCCTCGGCGAGCATCTCCTTCGGGGGCATGGCGAACTGCTTAGACGCGGACGAGCCGGAGTCGGAGTAGGACATCAGGGTCTTACCTTCGGTGATCATGGAGACCGCCTTGGCTTTGATGTCTAGGAGTTCGCACTCCGTAAGTCCGATAAAGAGTCCAGAGGCCATTTAAACTTGCCGAGAATGGAAGTTAAAAGGGGGGTACGCCGCCCAGCCCACGCCATAGGTCTCTTCCTCCCACGACACTAAACGGCGTACCCTTGCATATAGCGTGCCAAGGGTCATGTCGGTTGCAAGTCGGTTTCGGCAGTTTCCCGCCCGGCGATGCCCCAGCGGACGGCGGCCAGCAGGGCGAGGATTTCGCAGTCCATGGCGTGGTTGTCCTTCTTGCCCTGGGGAAGTATCCACATGGGCTTGCCGGTCCGCTTGTCCTTCACGCGGACTTCGGCGCTCAGCTGAGAAGCATACTCCTCGGTTGCGTCGATTGCATAGGTCCAGACGCGGCGAGCCCGCAGGCCGTGCAGGAGGTCTTTGCCTGCCGTCGCACTGTGGACGATCAGGATGGCCCGCTGCGGGATGCCAGGGACGACGATGGACTGCTTCTCGGAGTAGAATCGGCGGGTCGTGTTGCCGGACTTGTCGGTGACGGCGAAGTCGTCGGAGCCTGAGCCCTTGGCCGTCTTCCAATTCCGCTTGGCCGTCTCGCGGTAGACCTCGGTCGTATTGTCGCCGGAGTCGACGAGCACCATGGCATGATGGACGCCGTGCTGTTTGGCGAAGGCTTCGACGTTGCCCCATGAGTCGATGCGGGCGAACGCCATCAGGCGGCTATGCCCGGTCTTAGCCCAGCGCCGGACAGTAACCCAGAAGTGGCCACGCTGGACGTCGACCCCCATCGTGCGGAAAGGGATGCTCCCGGGCACGGCGTCCTTCTGCTCGACGACGCGGGCCTTCGGGGTGATCGCGGCCTCTGCGTCCCAAGGGTCGGCCATCTTGTAGTTGGCGGCCTCCGCCAGCGCCACCATCTCGCCGCCCTCTTCGCTCCAGGGCATCGCCAGCCGCTTCTGCTTGAAGATGCGCCGCGGTTCTTCGTCGCCGTATTGGTCGACAGACTCCTTGGCCTTGAGCATCAGCACGCCGAGCTCGCCCCAGCTCATCGTCGCTAGGCTGTTCCAATGCAAGCCGATGTGCCCGGAGTTAGCGGCGACCGATGTGGCGACAAAGGTGCCACGCGCGTTAGCCTCAAGGCGGCTGGCGTTCGTGTCGGGCAGATGCGTCCGACAGGCCGCGCATTCGTAGGTCGTGCCGACGCTGACCTTGTGCAAGTCCCATGTGCCGGTGGCCTTGGCATCCTCGGGGAACCTGATCTGTTCCCAGACCCACGGCTGAAGGTGGTCGCACTTCGGGCACCTCATGTTCCAATCACGCTGGTCGGTCGTCTCGTGCAGCTGATGGAACTCCTGCCCAGCCCGTCCGCCCTGGGATAGGAAGATGCGTTTGCCCATCCATCCGAACGCCGTCACGCGCGCGCTCAGTTCGGCCAAGTGTCCAGGCGGTGCCATCCAGCACTCGTCGGCGATTGTGTAACGCAGGGACAGGCGCTGAAGGTTGGCCTCGTTCCAAATGCCGCGGCAGTAAAGGGTCATGCGGTCGAAGTCCGCCGTCGTCGAGCGGTCGAGGTCGTCACCCGAGAGACGCGCCTTCACGGGCGGGCAGTTGTTCCAGACCGGGCGGAGATAACGCAGGGCGAAGTCCTTGGCCTCGGGGTCGGTGGCCTGAAGCACCATCGTCGGCCCAGGAGCGTTGGCGATGATGTGACAGGTGAGCAGGCGGGCAAAGAGGGACTTGCCCGATTGGATGCTGGCCAGCACGGTCAGGAGTTTCGTCTCAGGATCTGCGGCGATTCGTAGGGCTTCGGCGACCCAAGGCGTGCGCTCAGAGCGGAACGGCCCGGGCATCGGTGAGTCGGGGATGGCGTGGACGTTAAACTCCAGCCACTCGACGACGTCACCCGAGTCGGACGGACGCAGGACGTCACGGCCTACGCGGAGTAGGTCGGTCTTATTCATAAAGCCCTGCCTCCTTCAGGAGACGATACAGCTCGTCGGACAACTCCGACCACTTCCTCGGTTTGCGCTTGAACGGACGCGACGGCTTCGGCATCGGCTTGCGCCTGGGCTTGGGCTTACGCTTCGTCATGGGTCGATAGGTCTGCCTTCACGCGGCGCACCCAAGCCTCCAGAACTTTCACCGCCTTCGCAGGGTTCTCGGGGTTACATCCTTCTGCGACATCGAGCGCGAGTTTGTCGAGTCGGTTCACGATGCCCGCCGTCATCTCGCGCATGGCCTCGGTCGCTTCCTTGGCGGAGATGTAATCCTTCGTCAGGATGAGCCGACGCTCCTGCTCTTCTTCGAGGGCCACAAGTGTTTTCAGAGAGGCGTTATAACTCGACTGGTACTTCCCCTGGTTCGGGTCGCCCCCTTCCATCGCGGCCTGCCAGACGCCGCGCGCCCGACTGACCAAGGTCCGGTGTTCGCTGATCGTGTCAGCCAGCGAGCCGTCGTCGAGCTGCGCCGGTGCGGCCTTGGGTGCCGCGGCCCGCTGCACGTTCGCCCGGGCTTCCCGCCACGCCCGAGCCGCGTCGATGCTGTCGGTCGGCATACCTTCGCGTCGAAGGACTGAGATGCGTTGAGCGGTGACGCCGAGCGCCAAACCCAGTTCTGAGTTGGTTAGAGCCATGGTTTGTTAAACGGCCTGTTTCCTCTCTGTGACCCCACGAAAAACCTTCGTGGTGTCGGGCCACGCGTGACGTAGGGGGGGGTCTAGGAGACTCCTTAGAGG